CTATGCCCGTTGAAAGGTTTTGTCCGTATTGACTCTCAATAATGTTAAACTCTTCATCTTTTTGGAAGTTCTGCCCACCAGGACCCACCTTAAATCCTGCATTATCCTTATATTTTGGTGATGTCCAAACAAATTTACCATCTGTACCATCACCATCAGTATATGATTTTGCCTTTAAACCAAAATTTATTTTATCTTCATTACCTTCATATAGTTTGGCAAGTTCATCAGGACCATAAACAATAGTTCCAACTTGTTTACCAAATCTATCAACGGCAACTTCATTTGCGGGTGTTGTAATTTGACTTGGTTCCGAATCAACACTACCAACATAATAACCACCAACAGATGCTGATCCACCACCAAATAAGTTATTGATTGCACTTGAAACTCCTTGGATGAGGTTCTTTTGATATTGTGGTCTATATATGTTATAATCTAATGTTGCAAATAATACGGATTGTTGTCCATTACCCGTATTTGCCAAAAATATCTCTGACGGATTTCTAAATTTATTTAATATAGGTCCTAAAGCACCACCCGTTAAATTATTAGCAGTATTTAATGCTGATGGAACATTACCAACAGGATCATTCTCATCAAAATAATCACCCGGAATAAACGAAACAGGAAAATATGTTCCCGTTAATCTATTTGCAAATGATATTGCAGCAAATACCGGACTTTCAGGTACCGTAATTTTCCAATTTTTAATGAAAAATGGTTGTTGTCCTGAAGCCAATAAACTTGCACTGAACGGATCAGACAACGTATCCAAATTAATTGACCCAATTGTCATTTGTTGGATTTCTAATGCAATCCTATCCTCAAAATATCCTTTTAACTGTGCCGCCCCAATCTTTGCAAGATATGAATCTTGTGATAAAGACCCACTAGATCCGTTTGGGTTGGTACTACTTAATATTTCATACGGAGAATAAAATGATGGAACAAAAATTGATGGATCCCAATATGGTAAATACATCTTACCTGATGTTATAACATCTGTAACAACGACCAAATCTTTATACCCACCTTCAGGTCCATATTTATTTTGAATATATGCAGTATCAATATAAAATTCGTTAATTAAATCTAATATCGTATCATTTGGATCGTAAGGTCCTTTATTTGGTTCAACAGGGTAAGGTGATCCCGGTACATTATATTTTCCACTATACCCACCTTCAGGACCATACTCATTTAACGTATAAAGTTGATTTGCTCCTTGATTTGTTGAAATTAACGTATCAGGTGAGTCAATCACATTACTATCCGCTAATGGTGTTGCCTCATAAGTTACATTTCCAGAAGGGGCGGTATATACACCTTGCACCTGATATGGTGCCAAATTTCTCGCAATTAATTTGTTTCTAAATGATGACGATGACGCAAATGATAATATACTATCTGACATATTTAACCTTTATCTTATAAATACCTTAGATGTATTTTTTTAATTTAATTACTTATTATAGTCCCGAATTTATTTTTTTAGCCATCATAGCAAGAGCATTCGCATTGATCGGATCTTTTGCCCATTCTGTTATAGATGTCGTTGCTACTTTCTTAACATCTTCAATGTTAGCGTTTGACGGTAAGTTAGTAAAATCAAAAGTATGTAAAATTTCAAGTTTTAAAGGTGTTGATGATGACGTACCCATATTACCATTACCCTCAGATAAAACTTTAGTAAGTGCAGTATTAGGATTAATTTTTTGAGTATTTATAGCCGTTTGTTCGTCTTCCATACCTTCACCACCACCTATACCAAAAACACTAGTAACCTTACCCATTGCCGTTTTTGCAAAATCAGTGGTTTTAGTTAAAATATCAGCAAAACTTGAATTAAATAAACCAGTAATATCTTTTGCCATTTTATCGACAAATTCACCATAAGTTTCAGTATTTTTAAATTCATCTGGTACATTACCAATCAATTTTTCTTGAATCCCTCCTAAAGCCCCTTTATATGCACCTTGAACTGATTTGCTAGCAGCAACACCAAATTTACCCGAAGCAACTATTTGATTAATACCAGACGATGTCTTTTTTAATTCGTCTAATTGATTTCTTGCAATATCCTCCATACTCATTTGTTGTCCAAGTTGTTGTTTTGCCAAATTTTCAACATCTTTTGATGAAAGTTCACTAGTTAATTTTTCAAAATAATGACCAGTACCTTTACCTTCTTCATCCATTTTTTCAATCATAACAGATGCTTTACCATTAGCCCCAATTTGAGACATAGTCGCAACTAATTCCCTATCTTCGTCTTTAATATCAGGAGAGAATTTAATTTGTTTCATTTTATATTCCAAATTACCCGCATTTATAGCCATCTTTTGGATTTCCCCAGCAGGTAATCCCATAGCATCTCCTATTTCTATTAGTCGTCTTTTTGCTCCCGGTAAAATTTCAAATTGATTATTTTGTTTATTAAATACCGTAAATTCTTTACTAAGATTAACAATTTGATTTTGTAACTCTGTTGGGTCATTTTGAGCTAAATCCATTAATCTTAATGGATCCAATAACTCACTTGACGCAACACCTAACCTTTGTAAGGATGCCGCCATATCAATAGCAGTTTCAGGATTAAACGCTTTACCAATTGTAACAAAAACGGAATCCATATTAATACCTAATTTTGATGCCTGTGCCGCCATTTTAGCAAGACCCTTAGTTCCTCCCTCAAAATTGTAAATATTCATTTTGTCAAGATTCTTAATAACACCATCGGAAACCGCAGAAACTAACGCCCCTGATTGTCTTGCAATCATTGTTACTTCTAACATTCTTGTTCCAACATCACCAATCCCGACACCAACATCCCTAAAATTATTCGCTAAATCTTTAACCGAAACTCCAGTCACTATAGATGTTGCTTTTAGACTTGCAAGTGATTCAGCACTCAATGACACATTAGAACCAAAAGCAGTTCCAACCTCACCCAAGGTCAGTGAAGCATCCTCAACGGTTGCCCCAAATGAAACAAACATCGGTATTGCCTTTGATATAGTTGAGGTTAATTCACCCGCCCGTTCTTTACTAACACCAAAAGTTCTAACTAAACTTGACGCTTCCTCATCAAGTTTCTTAACCGCACCTAATATACCTGAAGGTCCAAAATTATCGTTCATCTGACTTATAATTTCAGATATACCCGCAAATGGCTTTGTAAGATCTAGCGAACTAATTATTGCAGTTAGGTCAATAAGTTTATCAACACCTTCTGTGGTTTCTGCAATAGTTACCCCAACTTTAACATCTTTATCATTTTTTAACATAAAAAATTACAATTTACAATAAATACTTTTTTTATTGTTTTTTATGGTCCTCAATAATTTTATCCACCAAATATCTACGAATATAAGTTGGCATTTTTAAAAATTCAGTATATGAAGTTCTTAAAAATTTTGACATAAAATAATACTCATCAAGGAGTATTGCCGAATAATTAGAAGAAAGGCCGAAAAAACTCCACCCCAAAAGCAATGTTTACCATTACTCTTTCTCCAGACGGGGCGAAAACTTCTTTAGTTAAATCTAATCTAGGTTCATTACTATTCATGAACTTACTAATATGTTTTGAATCCATAATGGGCATTGTCTCAATAAATTTTGCAATTTTTCCTTTATCGGAATCACCATCAATATCAACAATCATTTTACTTAATCTTAATGTTGTTGTTGGGGGTATCCTTCCTGAAGGATATTCAAGTAGAGTTCTATCCATTTCCATTGAATCTCTTAAGGTTAAGAATTTTAATCTTACAACCGCCTTACTTCTTGGTAATGTCGTAGTTAAACAACCATCATTGTCCGGAACTTCGTTCGTTTTTTTAATGTTAAGTTCATCTAATAAAACATCTGTGGTAAATTCTTTATTTGTTTGTGGGTCAGTAAGTTTAACGTTATATTCTGGACCAAACGATGTGTTACGTAAAAATATTAACAAAGCTTCTAAATCACCATCTAACAGATCTTCAGGTCTAAGATCAGATTCATATATTTTACCTCGTAATAAAGGTAAAACAACTGCTTCTTTAATTGATTTGTTAGGATTTATGTTTGATAAAATATTTTCATCGGAAGCGGTTAAATACCCAACTTTTACACTTTTCTTTTTAGATTTATAAAATATTCCTTTTGAAGGAAGTTCTACCACATCGTGTGGTAAATTAAAATCCATTTGTCCATATTGTGACGCATCATTTTCCATATAATTCTTTTTATTAAAAAATAATTCACATTAGACCATAGTAAATAAAAAACCCACAAGACTATTAAAAATCTTGCAGGTTTTTATTATTTTTAAGTGTAAATACTAGTAAACTAATATACAACGATCCATTTGTATTGTTGCCGATATATCAACCAATCCGTCAGTACTATAACCCAATGTACCAAAATCAACATTTGTCAAAAAGGAACCTTCCAATATCCATTTTTCAACAACAACACCTGTTGGGTCTAACATTTCAATATCAATATTTTTCTTGTAACCAGCAGCATAACCCATACGCCCTGTAACAGATTCTGCACATAAACGCACCCATTCCATTAATGCTTGAGCCGCAGATGGTCCAATTGGATCACGGAATTTAACTGTTAACGCTTCCCACGTAAATCTACCAGCAACAAATGTTGACGTATTTAGGAATTGAATTTCATTTGCGTTAATTTTAATTTTTGGTCTCGCAGCACTTTCAACAAACCACTCGTTTATCCCCAACGACGATGGAAATCTTACTATAAATCGGTTCTGTCTTTTCGGTTCGTAAGGAACTGGCATTTTCATTAATAAATCAGCCATAATTTTTTTATTTTAATTTTTAGTTTATTGTTTTTATTATAAATATACCGGAGTAATAATTTTTCTATTTACTTTGACTTAATTTTTAATATTGTTCTATTAATTAGTTGCTCTAGCATAGTTTTTTCATCATCTTTAGTATGATAAGTTCTTAATATATTATCTGGTTCTTTTTCAAAATGTTTTTTCATAACATCAACATTTCTTATATCATCATCTGAAAATCCAACCATAGGAGCAACTGGAACAAATTTATTACTTACATCATTTACAAATTGATATTCTTTTTTCTGTAATCTAAGTGATAATCTTTTCACATAACTTATAAATTCTTCCATTGCACGAACTTTACCTTCTTCAGGGTTGGTTGCAGATCCTTCACCAAAACTTACCGGATAAAATCTACATCTATCTAAATAATCCTTAATTAATGTATTCTCATCGGACATTGGTTTAAGTCCCATTTTTTTACGATAAATTATTAAACTCTCTAATAGTTGTTCTTTATCTAAACCACCACGACCCATCATTATTAATTTATATACACCCTTTTTAAGTGTGTTTGGATTATGACCCCTAGCAGTAATGATTGAGAATACTGATCCGTTATTAATTGCTTCAACAAAATCCATCCAAGGACCTCTTACTAATGGGGCATTTTCTATATCACGTAAGAATTTTTGATCCCCCGCAGTTCTAAAATATCTGAATGGTTCATTAGCAAAACCAACAATAGTTTCTCCATTATAATTAAATGGTTTTTTTCCAATCTCGGTTCTATATTCTGCAAAGTCTTCAGTAGACATACCAATCTCATCACCTTGTTCATTCTTTAAAACAATTTGTGTTGGCATTTTCATTAGATTATCATCCCAATCAAAAGCATAATACTTTAAACCATACTGTTTTTCTTCTATTTCATTTACCATTTCGGTAATGATTTGTCTGGTTAAAATTTTATAATTCATATTAATAAATATCATATAAATAAAAAAAGGGAGAACTTGTCTCCCTTTTCTTTTATTATTGTTTTTTTTAGATATTTTCGAACGATGCTCCTGTTGGAGTAATGTAGAAAGTAATATCTATAAATTCAAGTGAACGAGTTGGTTTGATGTAAATCTTACCCGTCATTTGATTTCTGTCTAAGTCAGCAGTATCATTTGAAACTGTAACTCGGAAATCATATAAACCTCGGTCTCTTCTAATAGAGTCTAAAATTGGGTTAACCGCATTTAAGAAATCTTGTCTTACTTGTTCGTCATTTTGATCAAACAACAATCTAACTGAAACTGAAGATATCAACTTACGTGCTTGTAATAACAATCTTCTTACGTTGATTCTATCAAGTGCTGATTCTCTTGATTGAAGGGTCTTATTACCCCAAATTACGGTACCAACATCAGAGAAGGTAGCAATTGGGTTAAGTCTTCCAAGGTAAAGTGTGTCTCTATCTTCTTGAGTTAACTTCTTACGTGCTTTAACCGCATTTACAATACCACGAGTGTAACCCGCCGCTGCGAACCAAGGGAACGCAATATTATCGGTTAATGCCAAGTTTCTCGTCACCTCAGCAGTTGGTGGAATGTAGATTTGTGTATTATTAACACTATCACGAGTTAATACCCAAGGGTAGTAAGTTGCCGTGTAGTTGGAATCAATACCCGTACCATCTAAATTATCAACCGCTTCTTGTGGGTAGATTAATCCATCAATACCTGTTGTTGTTGGTAAGAACAAGTTGTAATCTGGAGTTGTTGTAATATACAACGAATCCGCTCTTTCGTTCTCAACCATATCAATCGCTGATTCAACTAAATCAGAGTTATTAACATAATCAATACCCGGAGTAACAAATACGTTAATATTAACCGCTTCAGGGTTAGAGAATGTTCTAATACCTAACAAGTATGCGTAGTAGTCAGTATTTGCCCAAGTACGTGTTCCATCACCAATAGAGATTTGTTTAAACGCTCCCCATCCAGATGCCGTTGGGTATCTATCTGTAGGACAAGCCCCATTAAGGAAGCCTATTCTACCTAAAACATATTTATCACCGTTAGTTCTAAATTCTCTATAGATATCCCATCCGTCAAATCCTCCTTGTACAAACAAAGTGAATTTTCTTGAGAATATTCTATAGTAAGGACTTAACTCACTTGTTGGTTCAGATGCAAATGGTGCGTCTCCAACAAAGAATCTTGGTGTTCCACTTGTAGCAAACGCACTTGAGATCGTAAGACCACTTGCGTTTTTATCCATATGGTAACCTTTTGTTCTGTAAGACCACTCACCACCTTCTAAATTACAAGATGAAATTGGGTTTCTTTTACCTTTATATTCAAAGAAGTTACTATCATAACCCCAGAAATTTGACATACCAAGATAAGTTCTTCTTATGTTATCACCACCTGTTGTAGTAGAATTGTCTCCACCTGTAGGTAAACCAAATGGTGGGTTATAAATTACTTCACCTGGGAAATCGTATTTTGTTTTATAAATTGGGAATGGAGGAATTGCTCCTGAATACTCTCTAAAGTTAAATCCTTCAAATCCACAAGGTAGAGCATCTACCGGAGCATCTTCATTCATTTCAACCATTATGTATTTAGAATTCAACGCATATTCACCATCAAGTGTTCCTACTTTCTTCGCAATGAAATTATTTTGACTTGGGTCTAACGTACAGTTTGTGAATTTCTCCAATACCGTAGGTGCTGAATCGTTATCATAATAATCACGAACCAACACAGTAAATGTTTGATTTGCAAATGAGATATCAGAAATAGATATTTTAACTTCAGTATTTGCAGTATTACCATCTGATATAGTATAGAACTTAAATAAGTTATAGATCTTAGTACCTCTTAATTCAGATACAACCCAAGGAGAACTTGGTGATTGGTATTTATCCAAGTACCATCCAATTGATGTTGATTCTTCACTTTGAGCAGAATCCAAAGAAATTAGGTTATTACTTAAACCTCTAATGTATCCTTTCTTGTATGCATAATTTAACAAGTTTTGGAATCTTTCTTCCATCATTAATGGAACAATGTTTCTTGGTTTTCCAAAATTAGAAGTTCCAAACACTTTAGGTATGTATTTAGCATCACTCGCAGTGAAAGAAGTTTCAAAGGAGAAGTTAGTTCCTTCATAGTTCGTAGCATTAACTAAGAATGACATATAAGGATTTTTTGCAACTCCTGAGTAAGGTCCTGTCATATCAAGTGTTACATCAGTAACTCCTGTTATTTCATATGTTGGGTTTGTACCATCAACATAATCAGATATACCTCTTGATCTTAATGTTCCAATTACCATATCATCATAGTCAGTAAATGAATTACCTGTGTATAGATATATTTTACCTACCACTTGACCTGAATAACAAGTTGTTATTTCTCCTGTGTTTTGTGTTCCACCACTAGTGAATGAACAAGGATTACAAGGATCATTTATTTGAACATTTACCGTCCAAGTTGTTGATAAAGTTCCATCTTCAGATGTTAATACATATGTTACTGAACCTGATGTGAAGTTATTTGCGGTTCCACCACTTGATTGTATTACTGAATTAACACTAACACCACTTGTACAAGCACTGAATGTAGGTACTAAAGTTGATAACACACAAGTTGATGTTCCAGATGGTAAACATACGTTTATTGTGTTTGTATTATAATTAATGATACCGTTAGTTGTTACTCCAACACCACCAACAACAACATATGCATCATTATTAGACCCTGTTTGTAAAATTTGGACAGTATCACCCGACACATACCCCGATCCTTCACAATTTACTGTTACACCCGTAACAACATTTAAACCATCAACTAAAACATCTACCGTTAATCCTGATCCAACACCACTTATGTTAACTGTTGTTAAACCTGTTGTTGATGCCGTATAACCTGTACCTCCTGAAACAATAGGATCAAATGAAGTAACCGATCCCCCAACACTAAGTGAGTAGAATGATGCACAATTACTTGATGTTGATGTGGCAGTTGTTCCCGTCACATAAGAATAGAATGAGAAACCTGTATAATTACCATTTCCTGTATTATCAAATAATGCGTAATACCAAGAATCATTTAATGGTGATTCAAGATTAGTTGCATCTAAAGAGACTGAAGGAACACTAAAATTATTATTTTCAGTTCCAGCAGAAAAAATTGGGTGTAAAACATTATAATCGTCAGTATCAATAGATCCGAAATAATCAATTACTGTTTGACCCGTTGATGGATTGTCTAATGTAATGATATCATAAATTGTTCCTGTAATATCAGAATCCAAAGATGATGTTCCACCATTAAATTGTTGGTAAGAATTATTTAAGATTGATTGAATTTGACTTGGGAATGATGTTGTAAACCCTACTGATGATATGTTATTAGTACAACCTGTAAAATCAACTGTAAAATCAACTGTGTTTGCCGATGTACATACGAATTCACAATCAACTGTAACACCACTAGCACAATCAAATCCAATTGTTGTTGGATCAACGTTTGCTACCGTTACGATAGACCAAGATGGTCCCGCATCATAACCTGATAATCCCAATACTCTTGTTACGAATAATTGGTTAGATTGTTGTAAATATGATTTTGCAATGTAAGATGCTTCATATTTAGGGATTTGAGTGTTTACGAATTTCTCAGCAGATGTTCCACCAAAAAAAGCAGTAAACTCATCAAAGTTTCTGATAAAGATTGGTTCGAAAGCAGGACCTTTTAAAGTCTCTCCCACAATACCTAAAGTGGTAACACCAACGCTTTGTGCAACGAAACTTAAGTCTACTTCTGAAGTATATACACCTGGTGATACAAATACTTTACTGTTAGTTGCCATTTTGTTTTTTTGTTTATAGATTTATTTTATTATATAAATATTGATGTTTTAAGCAAAAACTTTACTTATATGAAACTATTTATATTATGGTATGATTTTATTCTACCTTTTTTCTACCTATGAGTGAAGATGTTAAAAAAATAAAGAATTTAAAGATTTCAGTTGAGTCGCACGAAGTTTTAAAACGTTATTGTGATAAACGTGGGATCAAAATGTATCGTTTTTTGGAAAACCTTATATTTGAAAAGTGTAAGGAGAAAAAAGATATTTATGGGGAAGATTAATTATAATAACTCTTGGTTATATATAATTTTGGTATCGTCAGACACGTTTGGTTTAACAACAGTTATCCTTAACACATCATTTGTGTTGATTTGTATAAACTCAATATTATCACCATAATAGTCACCATTAATATACACACTAAAATTATCAACATTAGTTGTTTCACCTAAAGTTAAATTAACAGTATATTCAAAAGTTTGGATAGATTCCGTCACACCTGATGGATATGTTGGAATATAATCCGATGGTATATTTGGTTCTTCTCTTTTCTGACGTTTCTTTTTTATTTGTGTATCAACCTCAAACATTTGGAACATTCTTGTAACTGCGGGTTGAACTTCAAACTCATCTTCGTCAATTAAAAATCCCAACATAGTAAAAGTATATTTTTGAATATATACTTTTCTTTTCTCAAGATCTAATACCGATTCGTCCGTAATCTCATCATTAACAATTGGAATATAATGTCCTTTAATATTTTGGTATGCTTGTCTTGAAGAAAACTTTTCTAATATAATTTGGTTAAACTTATTAAGTTCTCTCATTCTATTACAAATAATTGCAACAGTATATTTTATATCAACAGGAACTGGTTGTGGTATTTTATAGATATCCATACCGTGTCTTTGACCATCCCAAGTTGGAACTTGAGCATAATAATATTGTCTTCTATTTGGAATATTATATCTTAATGCCGGATTTGTTCCGTATTTAACTTCAGGAGTTCTAATAACCGTAATAAGTGGAGGTTCAGTATTTTTATCAATATTTTGGAAATCCCAAGTTTCAACAAACTGAGACCAATTTTGTGTTGATATTAAAATATCCACCATAGGAACCGTTTTTCCCTCAACAACACATTTTAATTCATCCCTAACAAAATCCAAAAACCCACGATCAAGATCTGCGTGAAGTAATGATTTTGGAAGATAAGTCCCATCACGCTCAATCATCTCCTTTAATTCCTGTCTTCTAGGATATAAAGTTCTTGGTTGAGTTAACGGTAATGTCTTTTTTATTTTTTTAGGTAATCCCATATTAATATATATTATAATCCTCTAAATTCATTTGGACCAACTGGTGACGCACTAATAGT